ATAATCACGCAATACAACAGGTTGTCCTGCCATTGGATGCTTTGCGGGCCATAATTTGTGTTTGAATGTCTCCTCGGACACTTGAGCAAAGTTGAAAGTTGTAGTGTATTCACGCTGGTCATCTAACTCAATATCATATCCAGCTTGATCTAATAGAGGCAATATCTCAGGTAATAGGTTGATATATGTACTACCACCTAAACTAAAATAGCTTGTCTTGCCACTCCAACGACCTAGTCTTACACTAGGAAGATATCTTGCTCCCGGAACTTCAAACTCAAACATCTTCATTAGTGTCTTGCGATCACCTAGTTCTAGACCTTCAAGTTTTACATTTACTTCGTCTTTAATTGTTAGTTTACATTCTCTCATTTAATATCTATAGGTAATGAATTTACGATATGTAATACCTTACATACCTTGCAAGAATCTTGTTCTGTTCCTGCTTTTCTCAACTTAATGAGTACCGGGAAATTTCTAGGTTGCATTGTATCGACTGCGACATTTAAATCTATGTATTCGATACCTGACAATATCAGTTCTTCAATGATTGCTTTCTTTGCAATATTTAATAACCCTGCACCTGCAATATATACTAGGTCGCAACCTAATTCTTGTAGAATAACAACTACATTTTTTATATCTGATTGCTCTACTGACACACCTGTATTACAGGCTATGTTTTCTTTCAATATTGTAGCATCATACAATTTAGGATCAATTGTGATTCCAAACCCTGACAACTTTGACAGTGTTGACAAGTCTGTATTTAACTCAATGTCACCTAGTGCATCATTTAATGCACCATGCATACCTACAATATACAATCTTTCGTTTATCTCAGTAAGAGTCGGTTGCCAATATTTTGCGTTTTCATATTGTTTGACATTTTCTATCAACTCTTGTGTTACTGTGCATAGGTTGATATATTTGAAGTGCTTGCCAGCAATCTTCATTAATATCTTTAATGAGTATTGATTGTATTGTGCTTCATAACGTCTTTCAGTATTGTTGAACAGAAATTGGTTATATGGTTCTTTTCTAAACTCATCTATAAACTTGCGACTAAAAGGACACTTGAAATAAATCATGTTGTTGACTATTTCTATATGTCCGTCAGTATACTTAGGGCTTGATTCAACGACTTTGACATTCCACGGCAAGTCAAATAATTTCTCCGGGTAAAGGTCATGCTTTGCAAATTGCCTACTGTACTTAGATATTAGTGAATGGAACAGTACAACTTGATTGGTTGTAACCTGACTGAGTGTGGCAATGTTTTCTATGAATTTTTCATCATACCTACTCAAGTGGATATGACCCTTCATAAAATGTAGTAATTGTTCGATTGATTTTAATTCGGCCATCTTGCTATTGTATACAATTCAGTATACAAAAGCAAATAAACAGGCAAAAAAAGGGGACCTAAGTCCCCTAAACTAAAGAAAGAAAGCTACCTATCAAACACCTTTCATGCAAGTTGCCTTAGCCAATTCGCGCCAGTTAGACGAAATCTTAACCAGATCAGCAATCTTGAGACACATACGCAGAGACACCTCACGCAGTTTGTTGTGATTGTCCCAAATGAAAGTCATAATTTCATCAGTTTGCACTTGATCGAAATCGTAATCTTTGAATAGACCACCGTCAGCATCGCGGTGAACTTGCTTGATACGCAACATTTTGTCACGCTCACTGTCAACAGTCAGGTCCAGAAAGTGACAACGAGACTGCAACGCATCCAAGTGAGGTTGCATCTTAGAAGCCTTCTTGTTATCGAAAGTCTTGTTAGTGATGAAGATGATAGAGCCGTTGAAGTTGAAACTATTTGGGATACCTTCTTCACGCAAGATACGTGAATCTTTGTTCCAACTGATACGGCGAGTCTTACCAGAATCCAGTGCACCTTTCAGTACGTTGATAGCGTCCTGATCTTCCCAGATATCGCAGTCATCAAACACCAGTACGTTTTTCTTGTCAGAGAATTTGTACAGTTTAGCAAACAAACCGATACCAGACATAGCGCCTTTGACAATTTCAAAGCGGGCCTTCTTGCCTGCAACTTGATCGAACAACGATGCTTTTTCCATTTGCAGTGAAACACCGTGAGACTTACCGATACCAGCAGGACCAGTCACAATCATAGCACGAATGTCACCTCGAATACATGCACCGGACATTTCATCAAGGACCGCGAACCTAGTAGCAATACGGTCCATTGCTTGTTCGTCAGTTTCTTTAGGAGTCTCAACTTTCACAGTGTCACGACCTGACACGAATTCAATACATTGTTGATTGTCAACTTGAACACGAACCTGAGCAGGACGATTAGGAAACTGACCATCATTTTTGACAGTCACAAAGCCGCCTTTCTCTCCCAACTGATAACCTTTGACCAGAGTGAACACTTCACCTTTGACAGGTTCGTTGCGATAAGAGCCAGAAACGATGCGAACAATACTAGTCATTTAATACCTTTCAATCAATCAAAACACTAATTATATACCCAAAGTGATTTATTGTCAAGCCGCTTGTTTTGCTTGCATCATTTCGGACAGAATGAACTTGGCGACATTCATTTGCTTGCGGGCTTGTTCACTACGACCCATTGCCAACAGTTCCTGTGCATCAGACAATACACCCATGACGACCATTTCCAGACCCGAGAACTTTGCGGTAATACTTTCCATGTACTGTTCACGGATATCTTGTTCAGTCATACCGTAGCACTTAGATTCGAATTCAGTCATCGCAAGCTCCTTTAATCAATCAATACATGTATTATATGCCCAAACCCATTTATTGTCAACTTTTTTAGCCACAAAAAAAGTAGTACTATAGTACTACTTTTTGATTATGCAAACTTAAACTTGTTCGGAACCAGATATTCTACGTTATCTCGGTGCTTTTTAGCAAAGGATGACGTTGAAATTCTAATCGGTTTTTCAGAATGTAGGTCCAACAATGATAATAGTGGATTGTCATGTGAGAAAGATAAACAGACTAGATTAGAATTCTCGTCACTGTACCAATATTCTTTACGCTTATTAAACTTTTTACCAACAACAAAGGTCTTTTTTAAGCTCAATTCTTTTTTGCCATTGGCTTGGTCTTTATTATCAATCTTTTTATTATGTTGCATAGTCAATTCATCGAATTCTATATCATAGTCATAGAACTCAGGAAGACGATATGCAAGTGGACACATATCTTCCTTGAATACTTTACCGTTCGAATGGATGAACATGTTCATATCTTCACGGAACTTTGAAAGTTTTTGTTCTTTCAATGTCCACATCATGATTTTCTTACTGTAGTAATCACGAATCATTTTAGCCTTGTCGTGGTCAGCCTGTGTTAAGTGTTTAAATAACGCAACGTCAGTAATCTTTGATATGGATACATATGCGATAGAATTAAGTGCTACAGCTTTGCGTAGCCGCTGCCATGCACAACTTAACGCCAACAAGTCTTCCTCAATCTCAAGTACTTGGTACTTCTTTACATGAGGTTCAGTCCAATCTAAGTCATTTAAAGAAAGACTTGTGGTAAGATTGTGCCAAGGATGTGAAGTTGTACCCTGTGCCCCAGTGATATTGATTGTGTTTTGTGATGCAGACAGTAGCTGTCCTAATCCCGAATTTTGATATTTAGCCAATTGATATATCTTCCATTCCAGCAGTGCGTAGTTTAACGATATGACCCATCTGCCACTGCTTTGCTTCAAGGCCTTTTAATACACCTAACCATTTATTACGTAACAATGCGACTTCGTTAATCAACACTTCCATATCGATAACTTCATCTTCACCTTCAGTATACTTTTCAGCATCACGGCTAGTCAATGCTCTATTATACGCTTCTAAATATTTTTGAAAATGTTTTCGGCGAATTTTCCGAAGTTGAATGTTCAGATAATTGAGTACAGCCTCAATCTCTTGTAATTGGTTAAACCGATGTTCCGTAATACCAGGCAAAGCAGCAATGTTTTTCTCAACATTGCCATAAATTTTTACATCTTGCTTTGCACTGTTTATCTCTGCTTCATAATGAGAGATAAAATCGGGTAGTACTGAAAGGTCCGCTGTTATGCGACTGTACCAGTGTGCCATTTAATCCCATTCGTCATCATCAGATTCATCATCATAATCTTCGTACTCTTCACCATCTTCACGATCTTCGATGTAATCTTTCAGTGCAGTAAGAATTTCTTTGTCACCTCGAAAGATATCTTTGATATCGTCGGCTTCGTAGTTGTTATCGATTAGTAAATTAATTAATGTATCTGCCGCATAACTGCGTTCGTTTAAATCAATATGGGAACGCAATGCGTCCCATACCTCTGCTGTAAACTCTAAACTCATTCTGTAACATCCTCCTCCGATGTTACAGTACTTATCGTTGGTTTAACTTTTTCACTGAATTCAGTCATAACTTTATCAAGACAGCCATCAGTGTTTGCTTCCCATGCTTTACGGAACTTCTTAATGATTTCACCATCAAGTGTTGTATAAACTAATGAGTTGCCTTCTTTATGGACCATACCTTTACCTTCAATCATGTCTAGCATGCCTGAATAAGGGTTCATACCTGTTTCATAAGGGATCTTGATTTGAACACTTTCGAAAGGCTTAGCGTAACGAGTTTTCATAATCTTACATGCACTGCGAATGCCGCGCACATCAGATACTTTGTTACCATCTTCGTCTTCCTTCAGTTTCAACTTACGCATAGCAACAACAATAGAACTTGCGTAAACGAAACCTTGACCGCCTGAAATTTTATCATCAGGATCAAACATGTCTTGACTTGCGTATGTGTGGTTAGTTGCGACTAG